AGCCCAGCCACTGCTCCACGGTCAGCTTGTCCAGATTGCTCAGGAACGGGATGTTCCAGTTGCTTTCCCAATGAGCCAGGGAGAGCAGTGAATGTTCCAGCTTCAGGACCACGGCAGGCGTGTAGACAAATTCCTCTGTCTTTTCGTTCCACCGCTGTTGCCCCGGTATCGTAAGCGTCATCATTTGCTTTCTCTCCCTGGTATGTGTTCATTGAGGTGCCCTTCTCAGAGCACGCTCCATTTTGAATACTCTTCTAAACAGAGCTCGCCTCTTTGGGGAGCTCTGCGACGCGCCGTCCTTTGGCGGACGGAGCGGTAAGAGGGGCATGTTACTGCTCCTCAGTGCCCTTCACGGGGGCTTCCAGCACCTTCAGGCCGGGCTGGGCGTTCACAGGGGCGGCCTTCTTGGTCTCCTCCTTCATGTCCTCCGGCAGGATGCCCTCAAAGAATGCGGCCGCGGCCTCGCCGTTGGAGGCCAGCTTGTAGTACAGGTCGCTGTAGGCCTGGGTGGACATAAAGTCCGCCAGCACCGCATCGTTCTTGATGAACTTCCGGCCGTCCGGGCTCAGCACACCGTAACTCTTGCAGATGATCTGCTTGAACAGCTGGGCAAGCTCCAGCTGGCTCTGGGCGGCAGTGATGCGGTTGATCATCTGCACAAGGCCGCCCTCGGTGGTCAGCTCCATCTCCATGATCTCGGCACGGGTCAGATTGAAGTAATAGTCTTCTGTTCGCTCCGTACCGCCAAAGTCCACGGTGGTCATCGTCTTTTTCAGCATTTTTCTTCTCCTTTATCGTGTTCATTGATGCCTGGCTTCTTACACCTGGCCCTCGCTGTCGGTGATCAGCTTGATCAGCTCGTCGGGGGAAGGCAGGGTCGCCTCGGCAGTCTCGGTGCCCCAGAGCTTGTCCTGAATGGCCTTCACGGTGGCAGGCTTCAGCTTGGAGCAGTCGATCTCCATGTGGCTGGTGGGGCGGTGGCCGGTCACGTTCACGGGGGAGGTGGTGCACTCCCAGCTGAAGGTGATGGCATCGGGGTTGTCGTTGATGGTGGCGTAGCTCTTCTCGCTGGGAGAAGCGGTGCTGTTCCACGCAATGTGGATCTTCTGACCCATCTCGTCGTCAACGTCGTTGCCCACGGTGGTCACCCAGCTGAAACCAAAGCCCTGACGCTTCTGCTGGCCGATGGAAACACCCGTTGCAACCTGTGCGGAACCGTCGCAGGGCTCCCACTCGGTGGGGTAGGTGTAGGCTTCGATGGTGTAGCCGTACTCCTCGGCAGAGCGCAGAGAAGCATACTTGATATCGTCAGCGTAGAGCTTGGTCTCCTCAGCGCCGGAGGGGCTCTCGGTCACGGCGGTCAGGCCATTCCAGGCCACGCCCTTGTCGTAAGCGCCGGTGTTGTTCATGGGATACAGGACACTCAGCTTGGTGCCCATCTCGTAAAACTTTTCGCCGACCGCGTCCCAAATTAATCTGGACATATATTTCCTCCTTAGATGTAGATCGTAAAAACGGTGTGGTATAATCCGTCCGAAACAAAAGAGCGGTCGTAGGTGCATTTCGGCAACACACTTACGGCCGCTTTGATCTTGCTGTCAGGGTCTTTGTCCATCACGGTCACCGTGTAGAACGGATGCTGGATGTACACCCTGTCGTTTGCATGGTTGTTCCGGATTCTGGTTTCGCTGTACACGATGCAGGGATATTGGAGCTGGAATCCCGCTTTCGGCTGATAATAGAGGTGGATCGACTTTCCGTTCTCCTTCAGCACTTCGCGCAGGAGCGTGTCAACCTTCAGCCGTGCTTCCATTCCAGAGCCCTCCCAAGGTCAGGATCAGGCGCGGGTATTGTACCTTCACGCCGGTCACCTGCCATTTCTGTCCCATAAACACCGCATACCGGAGATCGTAGAGATGGTCGTTCGCAAACGGGTCAGCCAGAATGCTCAACTGGTTTCCAACCGTGATGTCGGGGTTCACCTTGTCCCCCATCTGCATCTGCCGTCCAAACTCCAGCACGTCCCCGTAATAGGTGCGTTCCGTCATCTTCTCGGTAAATACGCTGGGGGCGGTCTCCTCCACCTCATCTGCAAATCCCAGCTTCCCGCAGTATCTCATCTCTTCTCACTCCATTTTGATTTGTTGCGGCTAACCTTGAAACCTGAAAAGATCAGGCCTCGTCCGCAGCCATGGTGCAGGTGGTGGCGGTGGTGCCGTCGGTCACAACCACACCGGCAGCCATCAGGGCCACAGGCAGGTAGGTCTTGTCGGCAGCCACCACGATCAGACGGCCCAGCTTAAAGGCCTTCTCCACGTCAGCCTTCTTGGCCTGAACCTTGTGGGCCTCGTCCTCGTACAGCTTCTTGTCGGTGTGCAGGTAGGCAACGTAGTTTGCCACGTGCAGGTCATAACCGGTCTCGTAGATGGTGTTCAGCATAGTTCTATCCTTTCTCTTTAAGCAGCCCACTCAACAGCCATGGCGCTGAACGGGGTGGTCAGAGCGCCGGAGCAGCGGGTCTCGATCAGGTACTTCTGGGCGTTGAAGTCGATGTCGAAGTCGTCGAACATGGAAACAGCGCCGCCCTTGTCTGCACCCACGGTGTAGTCGGCCAGGTTCACGATCAGGCAGACCAGGTCACCGCCCTTGGCACCCTTGCGGCCCTCCATCTCGGGGATGGTCACAATGTTCTTCACACGCAGCTTGCGGGCCAGAGCAGCCTCGTCAGCATACAGCGGGTGGCCGATGCCGTCCTCCAGCAGGAGCATCTCGGTCAGAGCGTCCTCGGTGGTGAACAGGGTGGGGGTGCCGGAGCCGCGGTACTCCTTGCGGCTGCGCAGGATCTGCTTGATCAGGGCCTTGTACTTGTCCTCCACGGTGGTCAGGCCGGTGGTCTTGCACTGGACCTTGATGGTAAACAGGTCGCTGTCGTTGAACACAGGACGGATGCAGTTCTCGTCGATCTTGTCCTCAGAAGCAGCCAGACGGCCGTCGCCCAGCAGGTAAGCCAGAGCCAGCTCACGGTTCAGCTTCAGGCGCATCTCCTGCTTCAGCCATGCCACAACGTCAAAGCTGGTAATGTCGATCACGTCGTCGCGGTCCAGCTTCTGCTTCTTGTACACGGTGGTGGGGCTGGTGGAGCGGCGCAGCAGGCCAAAGACCTCTTCCTTCTTGAAGTTGCCCTTGAAGTAACCCTTGGCGCGGGCATCCTCCTCGGTCAGGTCAGCAAACATGCTCTTGAACCGGCTGAAGGGAATGTGGTGCACAGCGCCCATGACCACGCTCACCCAGTCGTCGGGCTTGTCGATGATGCGGGGCGTGGTGTCCAGCAGGTGATCCTCAGGGAACAGCCAGTCGATGTTGTCGATGCTGTGGGCCAGCTCGTCACTGTCCATGCCGGCATCCTCAAAGGCAGCCTTCATGGTGCCGTGGCTCTTTGCGGTCTTGACCACGTTGTTGATCTCTTCGATGCTGTGCTTCAGCACGGTTGCGTTGGTATCCTTGTCGAAAACATTCTGCTTCACGGTATCGTCCTCCTCACCGTCATCGTTGTCGCCGCCTTCCTGCTCTTCCAGGGCCAGGCCCACCAGAGCGTGGCAGCACTCTTTCTGCTCGTCGGTCATGCTGTTGTAGACCTGTTCGAGCGTCTTGCCTTCGTTCTTTTCGTCCGCCATTTTGGCTTCCTCCTGTGTTACTTCATCGTCGGTCACGGCATCGCCGCTGTCTGCACTGTGTGTAAGGTCTTCCAGCGGGTTGCCCTCGGGGTCCATGCCGTGGGTCAGGCTCAGGCCGTCCTCGTTATAGATAAAGGCCTCGCCGCCCTCGTAGTCCTCATCGGCGCTGTGCTTTACCACCTCGTCGATCAGGGCACCCGGGTTGCATCCGGCCAGCACCAGGCTCACTTCCCGGATAAAGCCGTGCTTCACGGTGCTGCCCACCTTCTTCAGGCCGTTGGCAAAAATGGAAAAGGCGCTCAGGTCGCCGCTCTCCACGCACTGTCTTGCGGTCTTGCCGGTGTCGGTGTCGTTGAATTTGGCATAGCAGTACACGCCACCGGGCCGGTTCTCCAGCAGGCAGTGGCCGATCACGTTGTCCACGTTGGAGTGGTCGTGGTTGTACACCATGGGCACAACCTTGCCGCTGCACTCCTTAAAGGCATCCTGCGCGATCACCAGCCCGTCATAGCACCGGACGTTCGCTTTCGTCGCCCAGCCGCTGCAATCGTAGTCAAAATTAACCATTTTGATTTGCAATACTCCTCTCTACGGCATCCCGCCCTGCCGTGATCGTTTTGTTCTGCGCCGCAATTCCTCACTGCTCTGGCTGATGTTTGCATTCCGCAGTTCATCTGCCTTGGGGTCCTTGCTGGGTTTCATGCCAATGGCCTGCCGGAACTCGTTGGAGGTCATGATCTCGTTGCGGGTAAACTTGTCGGCCATTTCGGCAACGGCGGAAACAGGGGTCAGCTTGAACGGGTCACGGAAGTACATCACAGATTCCCGGTTCGCCCGGTCGTCCTCGGTCAGGAACTTCCGCCGGATCTCGTCCACGG